TCATCGAGCCTTCGATATTCTGAATATGGAGGTCGAGGCCAATTGCCGCACCTTCGTGGGCATCTGCCTCATACTTGGTGACCTTGCCACGAAGCGCCTCAAGCTCGGCTTCGGCGGCGGCAGCACGAGAGGCTAGGGCATCTCGCTGGGCCTTAAGACGCTGGCTTCGCGTCAGCTTCTTCTTTGCTGACGGTTCCTCAACTTCCCCCTCTTCTTCCTCTTCCTCAGGCTCGGGCGCCGGTGTTTCCGTACTCGGAACGATTACCGACTCTTCCTCTTCGGTTTCGAGGGTATCCTCGCCCTCAATAATTTCGAACGAGGACTCTTCGGGATCGGTGGCAAGCTTGCCACTCCCATCCAAATCAAGTGCGGTATAGGACATCTAGCTTATTCCTTAAAGTTGGAGTCAAGGTATTCAGGCTTATCTACAACCAGTTCAATGGAGGAAGCCTTCACAAGAACGAGCTTAACGCCCTTCCAGAAAACCTTCTGCCCCGCAAACTTGGTATAGACAACGAAGTCGCCCGGCTTCACCCAGGCACCATTCTTGTAAATGGTTTCGTCCTTGAACGCCAACTCACCGAGGGCCAGTACGCGCCCCACCGTATTCAGGTATTCAGTATCCGCCCGAACAGATTCGGGAATCAGGATGCCACCAGCACTCTTGCGCCGAACGGGCACAGGCCGGATCAGAATTCCAACACCGGGAACACGAGGAAGCGGAGTAGGGTCCGGTGCCTCGTCGGCTGAAATCCACATATCATTTGAAAGCGCCCCGTCAAGAGCTTCACGCGCTGCAAGCATTCTGTCTACTAGTTCCTTTCTTCTTTAGGCTTCTGTTTCAGAAGGTCTTCTAAAATACTAATTGAGGCCTCAAGTCCGGCCACTACTCCAACACGACGCCGATAGTCTTCGAAAGTGGAGGCTGCCCCGCGTCCAAGGGCCGCCCGCTCCGCATCAATACGCTCCCGAACCAGGGCTATATACTCAGTAACCAACATCATTCTATTTGGTTCTCAACCCTCTGTATAAGTGCGTCACTCCTAATCTGCGCCATCTTAGTAGCGTTGTCAAGAATTTTCCCAGCACTTTCAATGGCTCGCTTCTGTTCATCATCTCGTGCCTGCATCATCAAGCTGATACGCTTGAGCACAAGTTCCTGGTTCTTTTGGGCCAGCTTCGCAAGCTCGCGAGCATCCTGAGACTCAAGGCGCTGCTTGGCAACCTCAAGCTCCTCCCTATTCAGGTCAATCATCTGCTGTTCGGTGGATTCCTGCCCACCCATACCGGATGCCGCCGAAATCTGCACAAGGGCATTAGCAATCTGAGCCTGCACATTCTCGTCCTGTATAGGCTGGCCGGTTTGTTGGGCAAGCTGCATGGCCCGCGCCACAAACATAAGAACCTTATGCTCAGAGATGTTAGCTTTGAGAAGCTCCATGCCGACTTGAATGGTTGGGTCGTTGGTGCCCTGCATCTGCGGACTCTTAAGGAAGGATTCCTTGACTGCGATGTGGGCCGCATGGTTCTGACCAAGCTGTGCCTTGATTGGCTTGCCTGTCATGGCCGCCTGCAACTCCGACATGGGATCAGCCGTAATGGCATTGGTGCCTGGGACCGGCAGCAACTTGTCTGGGGCATCTGTGCCCAGGGCTGCATAGAAACGGCGCAACGCCTCACGCAGATCGTGAAGCTGGGGGAACCTAGCCGCCGTCTCCAATTCGATCTGGGCTTTGGCGACCCGCTGAGATTCCGACAGGGAATTGGGATCGGAGGCCGGAAGGATATCAACGATCTGCGGATTGAAGTCCGTGTTGCGGACGAACTGATTCTCGTCTCCCACCACAAACTTAACGGTCGGAGGCAGGTTCTTAAAGTTCAGGCGCCCAAGAATTCCAAAGAATTCATGTTGGGACTGATGCAGACGCTTGTGCACAGACGAATAGAAGCGTTGGGAAGCCTCAAGCATGGCCAGCGTAGTGGCGGCCGGGCCATAGTTGGTTCCGTTCTGCACCACCTCGTCTGTGGCGTCAGCAAACTTCTGACCCGATGCCACCATGAATTGGAGCAGGGCAAACAGAATCTGCGAAGGTTCCTTAGCAGGGAGCGGCAGGAATGCCTTCGCGAATTCCTCGGGCCCAAGGTCCACATCTCGCCACTCACCAAAAGCAAGGGGCGTATCAGAGTCGGAGAACTTAGCATCCTTCGATTTGAAACCGGCCTGCCAATTGGCAAACTGCCCCGAATCGACGAGGGCACGAAGGGCCGCACTAGAAGAGGCGGTCAGCGCACCAATAAGGTGGAGATAGCCAAGGCCATAGAAGCCAAACGCCGGAATAAAGATGTCAACAGTGTAGTGAACAATCTTGAGGTAGTTGGGATCACCTTCTTCCCAATTGCGCCGGATCGCATAGACGTGCCCCGACTTCACATTAAAGTGAACGACGTAGGGACGGGAACCCCCATCCGGGCACAACGGATCGGCGCCCTCCAAATCGAGGTAACAGTGGGCCTCGCCAATGAGGAAGCCCATGCGGTCTTGAGAAACTTCAAAGCCCTGCGCCTTGAGAATGGCCGAACTGATTTCGTCAGGCTCCAGCTTCTCTTCAACGTCTGCATCATCACAGGCGTGGAATTGGAGGCTGGCTACATACTCATCCATCTTGCGCTTCGTGATTTCGAATACCTCAACGTATTCGTCGGCATGGCGAAGATGGCTTACGGTGGGATCGACGTAGAAGTTTTCGGCTGCCACAATCGTGGGGTCCGGCGCAATCGTAATGTCGGACCAGCCCGCCTTCCGAATGCCGGTGCCAAGGAAGCCAACCCGAAACAGGTTGCGCTCAAGGTCGTTGTAGAAGCCGGGCACCTGCTCCGTAAGCTGGTAATTCATGTAGGCACGAACACGCGCAGCCACCTGTTCACGCTCAGGACTCACATAGCCCTTGATCTTGGTGCGGACAGGACCTCGCGCGGGCCAAAGTTCCTGAATGGCCTTGGCCTGGAACTTGACGACATTCTCCATGAGGAGGGGATGCACGGCCGTACAGGAGTCCTCGGTGGGCATGTTGGCTTCCACTTCCTCCGTGGATAGGCCAAGCCACTTCACACCCTTCTTGACGTATTCTTCCCACTCGGATCGGGCATTCTTCAGGTTGGTGTAGATTTCCTGGCGCCGATCCCCAATAAGTTGGAGCATGTCGTCATCAATGGCGGGCACAAGATTAGCACCAAATGACGTAACGTCAACGTCCCCCTCGTCATCGGTGACTACAAGTTCCAGAGAATCCGGCTCAAATTCAAAGGACTCTTCAACTTCGATTTCGGGTTCGCTAAGGTTAGGCGCGTCTAGCATTTGTCAGGTTGCTCCAATAGCCACGTCTGGCTCTCTTGTAGTTGGGGGTCGGCTTACTAACTTCTTCTTGTGTCAATTCGTAGCGGCGCTGGAAGTAGAGGAGCGCCATAACAAGGGCATCAACCGAATCGTCGTGGGCACCGCGCGGAAACTCCAACATCTCTTTGAGAAGTTCTGTCGCAAACTTCTTTCCAAGTGGCAGCCAAACGCGGCCCCGCTCAATGATGCCGGTAACCGCATGGGCCCTTGCTACTTTATCACGGTCTGGTTGAAATGGCAATACAGGAAGCTTATTTAGTTTGAGATCCTGCAATAGTGATTGCCCGCTTGCTTTGTTTTCGACGATCACACGATCAGGCTTGTATCGTCGGTATTCGGCAAGTGCTGCTTTACGTAGGTTTGGGTAAGAAAATCGGTCTCTTATTTGATTTAAAAGAATTGCATTGGGCTCATAATAGTCAAGGCCCTCATCATCTTGATACTTGAGGTAGAAAATTCCCCACGTCTGGATGACCGAGTAGTCGGCGGAAGACTTCGTGGAAAAGGCTGTGTCGAGGGTCTGAATAACTTCGTCGCATTCGGGCGGATCATCTTCGACCCAGTCTTGAATGTCGGTGCTGGAGAAGATGTTGCCGTCGTCGCCGGTTGGGGACTGCAAGTAAAGGGCCGCCCAATCCCCGCGCGTCGAGCCTTCCCGCGTAGAAGTCAGATCGTCGAGTGTAATGTATTCTGGCCAGTAGGAACCGCCGACTGGCAGCATCAAGTACTCGGCCGCCTTTGCATCGAGGATTGCGGGAATGGAAATGACTTCCCACTGATCGACGCGGGAGTTCCGTTCCGCCTTGTCAAGGAGGTAGCCTGACAGGTCGTTGACGTGCCAGCGCGTATTGACGAGGATGATGCGGGAATCGGGAAGCTTACGAGAACGAAAGCCCGGATAATACCAGTCGTTCACCTTCTGTCGGTCATTGTCAGACTTGGCAGTCTGCTCGGACAGAGGATCATCAAGGATGCCGAGATTGTAGCGGTAACCGGCGAGAGACTGCCCGGCGCCCTTGGGTAGGAAGGAACCGCCCTGGCGAAGCTTCCACTCCGTGACGCCCCGCACGTCATCGCGCAGGCGAATATTGGGGAAAACTTCAAGGTATTCGGGGAATTCAAGGAGGTCCCGAATGCGGCGGCTACAGTCTTGGGCCTTGTCGGCGGTATGGGAAATCCACATGACTCGCCATGTGGGATTCTTGCCCAGGCTCCACGCCACAAACAACATGAGGAGAACCGACTTCATGGAGCCGGGAGGCAACATGAGCATGAGGCGGTCCAAATCCCCAGCCTCAATGTCTTCTAGGGTTCCGGCAATGGCTTGGATATGACGGCCATCGCGGTAGTCGTTGCCGTCAAGCATAAGAGGCGCCAACAACTTAACAAAGATGTAGAAGTCGTCGGCTGCCTCAAGGACTGCTTTTTGGTGGAGGGCCTCCACCAACTCCGACTTGAGTTGATGAAGGGCCTCTTCACTAGTTGATGGTGAGCTTGGCTGCAATGTCCGGCTCGGATTCCTTCAAGATCGCAGAAAGCTCCGCGATCCTAGAATTCACCTCGTCCTTCGTGTAGAGGGTCTTGTGGGTGATTTCCTTCTTCTCGACGAACATGCCAAGGTATTTGCCGTAGAGTTCCATTGCCCGGTTGGCCGCACTGAAGTCCCCCGCTTCGAGGGCTGCCGTAGCAATCTTCTCATACCAATCTGCCACATCCTGAACCTTAAGTCCCATACGCGCCTTCTCCTCAATCTCAAAAGCCTGAATCAGCTCGTCAAAAAACGGGGTACGCAAGTTAGCATTGGCACAATTGATCAGGTCTTGTTCACCTGGGGACTTGTATCCTGCTCGTTGCGCAGCCCGCGCCTTACCCCGTCTACCACTTATAGCATACTCGCGGGCAAAGTTAATCTGTCTATCTGAGAGCCGACTCCAATTCTGCATGTTATCCCAATTGCGTTCCCACGTCTGACGCAACAGTTCCTTGAGTTGCCGCATGGTCTGGACATTCTTTGCGCTGACGGCCGAAGCAGGCCGTTGCACATTGAATTCCTTGAGCTGTCGTACATACAGTTCCTTGCGCTTCTCAAGGCCCAATGCCTTCTTGGATTTGCGGTTCCTGTCTGAGGGCGCTCGCTTAAAGGGGGGTGGGGCTTCTTCATCCATGCTGAACCTCCTCTGTTCGAACGATTTGAATACGGGTGCGACCCTTCTGCCCAAGCTCCGAACTGCGGCCCCCGTTGAAGAAGCGCAAGCCGTTGCGCTCAAGGAGGGGCCGGATGCGCCGAAGCTCGGCAGCAAAGCCGTGGGGAGTCTTGGGCAAAGTTTCGAGCGGGCCCATATTGACAGTCAGTGCCCCGATAAGCTCGGGGTAGGTGCCTGAGAACTCCCGTTGCTTCTCCATCATACGGTGGAGGGCCGAGGCCATACCGTTGGATTCAAGCATTTGGTTTTCTGCGGACTCCCTATTACTCGTGTAAGTTGAAATAAAGTGACCCGGCTTCCACCCAAGAGCTTCTTCTGCTGCTACTACCCACACAGCAAACGCAGACATTCTGGGCTTTTCTTCTAGCTTGACATTCAAGTAATTTTGGGTAGATACTAGAGCTGCATTCATAAGGGCACCCAAAAGCCGGGGGTGGGCCTTATTAAAGGCTTGCCAGAATTCAAGGTCATCCCGCCTGTTCTTGGGATCAATGCGAGGAAGGTGTACATGGATACTACGATCTACAAGGTCACCACGTTCAATGACGTCCGGGATGCCATTCATAGCTACCGGGCGGCACACCCGGACGGCGGACTCCTCCGCATTAGTGTAGAGGGCACGGCCACCCTGGGCACCGGTGCCTGTGCTAATTACGCAGAGGGCATCGCTCATCTTGTTACTAATGAAACTGACATTGTCGAATGCAAGGCAAAACGAGTTACGGACCATAGCTTGGAGATCTCGTTGGTCTTCGGGCGGCGTCCGCATATCAAGAGCGTGGGGGTCCACGATGCGCCGAAGAAGACGGAGAATAGACGATTTGCCGGAACCCTGCTCTCCACTGATCGTCAGGACTGGATATGGACCTTCTGGACGGAGACTACCGAGAAGCCATGCGGCGAGCAACGTCACGGTTTCCTCTTCCGCATGAATGAACTCTTTAAGCAGTGGTACCAGTTCAGATGGTTTGGCCGTTAGGTCAGGCTCCACAAGCGGCAGCATACCGGCACCCCGCAGCAACCGAATGTGAGTGGGACCGCCGGGCACCCGTTCAATGCCCTTCTGTGTAATGCACCACGCATCGTTGGCGTCGTTGCCCACATCAATGTAAAGGGCACCAACTGTGCCCCCCACCCGAATAAAGTCCTTCACCTTTTGGCCCTGGGTTCGAACCCAATGCGAGAAGTAAGTTTGTGCCGAATTGAGGTAGTCCCCTCCCGGCACGAAACCCATCTGATCCACACAAAACGAAATGAACCACCCGCGAAAATCGCAGTGGCCCCCGGGCATAATTTGCATGGTGCGGCGGCCTGCGCTCTCCTTGTAGTCTAGGAACAGGCGGCCATCTTCGGTGGTCCAGGGCGAAAGCCGCTGCTTAGCAGCTTCGAAAATATCGAGGCGATCTGGCTTAGAGGTCATGGAAGCATCATATCATGGGTGAGGAAGGTGAGCAAGCATTCTCACCTGGGCCCTCACCCCGAAATCACGAAAACCCGCGTGCGCTGCCCATTGGAAGGCATGACAGATGTAGCAAAGGATCGAAGAATGTTTATGCCAAACTCAGCCACACGCGTGTGTGTAACCTGCCGGTAAAGTACATTATTGCCAAATTCCGCTGCACGAGCTACTGGAACAGGCGACCGAAGAACATTGACACCAAATTCAGCTACACGATTCGTCGGCATTATGCAGTCTCAAAGCCAGCAATTATTGCATTCACCGCAGTAGTATTCCAAGCCGAACCATTAGGCTGCGTGAGCATAATCTCTTGTGTCCACCGATACGCACTGACAAGCGGAGCAAAGTTGTTACCAACGGCAGTCACACCAGAAACTTCCGTATAGAACCGCAAATTCAGGGTACCCGCATCCAGCTTCTCTTGATACATTTGTGGAATCACCGCATAGATGGTCACAGGAATCCCAGTCAAATTTCCCATACCATATTTTTCGCGGGCACCCACAATACTAGTTACAACAAACGAACTGGTGCTGGTAGACACGTCTGCCACATTAATCCAGTTACCGACCGTTGCCGTACTGGGCACCCACGAAATCGACACATCCGACGTGGGACGAATTACTTCTACCCGACAATCACCAAGATTGGCATTGTATGGTGCGGGGCCGGAGGAATTCCCAATATAAAAATCGTCCACAATCAGATTGTTTTGCCCGGCCATAATGACGCCGCGCGTGATAACACCAACCGTAGAAACAGCCGTATCAATGCCTGTGGCTTGTAGAACCGTAACGCCCTCCAATAGTACCTTATAAGAGCCCGTGGTGTTGTTAGAATTTACAGATACAATAAGGGAGCGCCAAGCACCGAGTGCCGGGAGTGTTTCGTTAGGTGTCGTACTGACAGTCACGCCACCAACAAAAGTTGTAAGACGCCCACCCGACTCCTGATACAAATTGAAAGGTCCGTTTGCAGCGTTGGTTGTGTCTTTAAAACCGCCCAGCAAAATTGACGCAGATGAGGATGTAAAGATAGCCCAGCCCATATACGCTGCCGACGTAGATGCAATCGGGTAGATAAGCGTGGAATTTGTGCCGCTGCCAGCGATAGCCCCGCCAGCAACGCGCCCACTAGCGCGGTTTAGGTTGGCTGGACTTGCCCAGCCAGCCTGCGCCATTTCCGTTGTCATGGTATTGCTCTGGTAAAATTCAAAACCATCTACAAAAATCAAAGCCATCTTAACTTCCTTTATGGATTGTAGTAGCCAGCAAATGAAATTACCAGACCTGTAAGTGTCGGATCACTAGAAACTGATGTTTGAACACCGAATGTTTCTCCTGGCGCCACACTCGTAGTTGCAATAGCCGGCCACGTTGCCGTGCCACTAACTCCAATCAAAAGAATTCCAAGCGTTACACTAGTCGGATACATAATGGGAATCGAAACAATTGCCGTTGGAAACGCCGACGTATTAAATGCAATCTGGCTATTGGAGCAGCTTGGCAACACATAAAATGTGACGCCGGCAGGACTGACACGCGCATAATCCCCCTGCGGCAAAGTAGTCACACCAAAATCAAACACCACATTGTATGGACGTCGTGAAACTCCCATACTTGTCAACACATTGTTGATTGAGGTAATCGCCGTATTGACTGACGTTAAACTATTGGCAACCGTTCCCACATCCGCAGCCAATGCCGTAATCGAAACGGGAACCCAATTGCCCCCACCCCGGCCATAAATCTGCCCGTCAACGGGAGCCTCGCTCAATCCACCACTAGTTGCTACCGAAATCAGTGCTTCAAAATAAACTTGCGTAGATGTAAGCGCCGCTGACACGTCATCTACACGAATAGAGACGGCCGTAATCGACGAGATAATAGACGCAATATCTGAATTATAGCTCGACAAATCTCCTGCGGCAAGAATCACCGGCCCCGTCATTCCGTTAACAGACTGCACAGGAGCAAACGCCGAGAGCAACGAAATCGCAGCCTGAACAGTTTCACCAGTCTGGACTAAAGGAACCAGTTCCGCTCCCGACAATACAGTAGCAGTTGTAAGTTCTGAAATCTTTTTAGATGTTGCCATTAATTCCCCCTAGTCTGCCAGCCACAAAAGTGCTGGCCAATTTGATTGTGGGCTAGGAGGTCCCTAGCTAATTCAACTGTAGGTTGGTCGGCAGCCGTCAAATAGAATGGCTTAGCCACCGAGCAAAACTCAACGCCCCGGGCGGGGCCACTTGGAGCGCAGCTCGACAACAGGATCAGACACAGAAGCAGCCCTATCACGAATAGCATCGGCTTCTCTCCGCGTTTCCAATTCCCGGCGCAACGCCTGTCGTTCTGCATCTCGCTTCTCATCATTCTTTCCACGCAGATAGGTCATGCCAAACGCGGCCATGACCCCAACCACCACTATAACATATCCCCAAACTTTTTGCCACAATCCAATTAGAATACCCATGTCACAACTCCCGCACACACAAGAACCGCCGCTGTAGGTTGAAGCCACTGACGCCAACCCCCACGATTCCCACTGAAATCCCACGGCCAAATCCGGTTGCTCCCGGCCCCCGTCTCGGCCTGCCTGCGTTCCCGCCCGGCATATACCCCCGAAACCCAAAAGCCCACCAACCAATACGCCACCCCATAGCCAGCCAACGCAAACGGCAAAGCCAACACATTCTGAATAAGGAGCGCGGCCCCAATATGAACCAAAGACGGAGGCCACTTCATTCGTCATCTCCCATCATATCTTCAACGGCCGCATTGTCTGCCGCAATCACCAAAGTCTCATACGCCTTGTTGGCCAACCCATACGACAGCGCATTAGAATACGGTACCGTCACAGCGCCATAGCCATCCTCTTCTTCCCAAAAGATAAGAATGGCTGCGGGCCGCCTAGTCGAAATAAACTTACAAGCTTCGGCCAGCTTCGCATCAAGATCGCCCTCCTTAAGGAAGGCAGCGATGGCTTGGGCCCGGTCTTCTTCGGTCAGCGTTTTGTCCGCCAAATCAAAACCCCCACAACAGTCGCCACAACTACAGCCACCGCTACCCATGGCGCCATTCCGCTCAAAGCCTTAAGCGCAGGCTCCGCTTGACTGATGGCCGTGGCAATAATGCTTACGGTAGCCACAGCCGTAGCACCCTGCACCGTGCCCGTCTGTGCCGCCTCCTTAATTGTGGTCTGCGGCGACCCTACCATACTGAGGGCCACGTTCTGAACCGAGTTGACACGAGTGGACCAACCTCGACCAAAGGTTTCCCACGTCGAAAGACTACGCAAAAACGCAAACCTAAGCTCAGTCACCTTATTCACAAGGGTCTTGGGGTCCGCAGCCTTCACAGCAGCCAGGGTCTTGGGGCCAAACACCCCATCAACTTCCACATCCACTGCCTGTTGGAGCATCTTAATAGCTCGGCCTGACCCTGAATTCACCGCGAAATCAAACACCGTAAGGTCCACGCCAGCAGGCAAATCATCGCCGCGAACGTCCCGCCAAAACCAATCTCGGTATGCAACTGCCGCCTTTTCAGGCGTGACAAGCAGGATATCCGCCTTATCTACGTCCCCATCCCCATCCAAATCGAACATGGAGCCCCGCGTCCGTGCATATCGCAGAGAAATCCCGTGATTCGTGGCACCGCCCGGGTCACCGATCCCTTCTGTGTAACCGCCTTCGTGTTTAAGAACTTCAGTAACGCAAGCATTAAACCTAACACTCATTTCTTACATCCCCGTGATGTTCTAATCGGTGACAATTGGCGCATAAAACCAGACAAAGACTTAATTCTTTGGCCAATTTTTGCAGGCTTTTAGTTGCAAGCGCGGCGCTAGGCCCTTCTGTTTTATGCCCAACATGATGAAAATCATACACAGGTGTTGGATATTTTTGCTTACATTTTGAACAACAACCGCCTAACACTTCAATAGCCGCCGCCTTAAGCAATTTGGCCCTTGTAATTTTATAGTGCTGGCCACAAAAACCCCACCCGCCACGAGAGTCTAATTGCTTTTCGCAAATTTTACAAGCCGAACGACCTTTAATCTTTCGTTCTATGGGCGCTGCAAGGTCTTTACCTGCTCTTTTGCGTAAATAGTGGGCGTTGCACAAATTTTTGGCATACGCTTTTCTGGTGCATGTCTCAACTACACAATTTGTTCCTACCTTATTTGTCGGGTTTGGTACTTCGGACACGCATTTAAACTTAATTTCATTCTGCCGAATAACTGTTTGAAACGCCAGCAATAAGGCAGTTTCGATTGACATTAGTCTAGATTCTCCCCATACGCGTCACGCAATGCAGCCTCCACCGGATCACAAATCTCCAGCATCTCATCAAAAAGGTCTTCGGCGGCACTCTTCGCCTCATCAATGTCCACCAGCTCAAAGACTTCACTGTACGGAGTCTCATCACCAGTCGAATTAACTTCAAAAAGCCAGGAACCTTCGTCAAAAGTCACGGTGAACTTCATGGGAACCTCCAAATGCAAAGGGGACCTTCGACAGTGTATGCCGAAAGCCCCCATTTGTCAATTCAACCTTGAGTTTCTTTCTTAACCCACGCTACAATCCGCTCCAACTCTAAAAGACTGGCATCACTTTTAAGTCTATTGGCCCGCATAGAAATAATTGCGACATTTCCAGGCACATAGCCAAGACTCGGGATTATTTTATCTAAGGCTGGGATATTATCTGGTCGTGTCCCCCTCCCAACGCTGAATGCCAACCGTAGTTCTGGGAATACAGGGCAATATTCTGGAATTTCAAAATCTGTTTCCTCAATTTCAAACGGAAGTCCTTCAATTTTTGCTCGTCCACGAGCGCGTGACAATATGTATTTCTTTGGATTCTTATCTCTCCAAGTATGTTGTCCCTTTCGGTAGTAATCGGGGTCTATTAAACCCCGATTTTTGTAATAAGCACGTTTGTAATCTCGTGCTTTTATTGCGTCTTTGTAGGGCATTTATCGAATAGGACACATCCCGGTCGCGCAATCGTTTCCGGCATCAATTTGATAATCATCCGCTGCTTCTTTCAACTCTGTTGCCCCATCTTTAGCACCATTTAAGGGACGTATTGTGGCAACGTATGCCTCATACATTGCTTTTGTAACTACTTCTTGCGGAAGCCACTCATACCCAAGGTCCTTAGCCGTCTTTGTCGGGTCATTTCGGTAGATAAAGCTGACGCCAACATACGAATCCCAGTTCTCATGAAGCCACTGAGCAATCTCAGGCACCTCTTCAGGCCCATAAGACACCGTAATGGAGCAATTATGGTCAACATAACAGTCCATCAAGAGCTTGTACCGCTCCAATTGCGCCACCGCCGACTCCAAATTGACTTCTTTTCCGTCCACCACATCAAAATCCACCTTGGAATAAGCGACGGGAAAAGTAACAAGCACTGCATCCACAGAAGAAGGATCATCAAACACACGATAGCCAGCCACGCGAAGCTCATCAACATAGGGATCATGCTTGGAGAACCTCACATTGTTGAAAATATACTTGCCAAGCGGCTTGTGAGCGCCCTCAGTAGTATCCATAATCTTGCTGAGTGTGCCAGAGGGCTTCACCGTGGTAGTGGCCTTGGGTGCTGGAAGGCCGAGTTCATGTGCCATGCCTTCTGAAGAAGCACGAACATGGGCTTTGAGCTGGCGCCACATCGCCCTATCTCCAGCCGACTCCCATTCGGCAATTCCCGTAACTCCCACACCACAGAGGCGAAGGAATTCATTGTTCTCATGCCATGCTCGCTGAAGGATTCCATCCACCAAGTTGACGCAGGTTTGCCGATAATTGGCTCTGGCAAGAATCCTGGCGACTTCCCACAGCCGCTTTGGATTGCCGTTGAACTTGCTAAGATTGATTTCGACAAGATTACAAAATCCCTTATTGGGCAGAAGAATCTCTGCACATGGATTCACCCCACTAAACCAGGGCGCCCGCAGCTTAGCCTCGAACCCATTAATAAACCCAGGCTCAGAACCACCCGCGTCCTGCATCAGCGCCAACACTCCAGCAATATCATCGAAGGTGGGCCGCGCCCGAAACAGCAGCGAATTGTTGGACTGCTGTCGATGCTCATTCCCGTGCAGCCAGAAGTCCTTCTTGGCCGTCGCGAACGCATGAGCCTCCACATCATCGAAAGGCACGAGAGCAATCTCCGCAGAGCGCCGAGAACTGAGCGTGGTGCCCAAATGATTTGCAATGTCCATGATATCCAGCCGCGTCAACAGCCGCCCATGCGCCTTGTTCAGGATTGTGGCAATGGCAACCATGGCCGGTGCAAACGTCTCATCACCCGACGAAATCCACCCGTAGCCGCGCAGTCGAATACCTGCACCACGAATCTGCCGAAAATCCAGCACCACCTTATTAACGGGGGTCTTCATGGCCAGCAGCTTGCCAACGGACTTGGCCCACGCTTCCGCGCTATCACCAATCTCCAGATACCAAACCCCGTCCCGAACATAACTCACATTATGTTCACGGCCCTTCGTAGTGTGGCCATCAGACCGCTGCACCACAATCTCAACTGGCTTCGTAAACCCATTCAGTGAACCCACAACCGGTTCAAAGCCAACACCACAACCCTGGAGCAGCAGCCAGAACGCATCCACCACATCATGCACAGTCTCAATCTTGGTGAACGCACAATTGAACATGGAGGCTTCCCGCGTCTTCGACACATCGGTGCCGCCAAGCCACAGCGTCCTGCCACTCACGCAGCCCTCACGCTGCCGCAGGATGGCCCCCAAATCCTCAAGCTCTTCACCCTCAGCGAGGGTCAGCCCGCCGCCCTTGGCCCGCTCCCACAGCCACCGCTGATGCCCCACAACCCGGGCCACAATATCATCCCAGCTTTCAAACCCATCATCCTTGGGTCGGCTATATGTACGGCGCGCAACAACAGCAGCCCGAGCCGATGGCTCATGCTCATCAACGGAATTCTTCAAATCATGCTCCTATGTATGGAAGTGTTGGTCGACCAGTATAGCATCGGCCGCCCCAAAAATCTACGCCGGGCTTCGCCCGTTATGCGGCTTCCGACTTCCTACTCGGATCGTCCGGATTCTCCCGAAACTCCTTCGCCGCCTGCATCAGCGCATCAGTCCAAGCCGCACTCGACACCTCCTGAGCCTCCACAACCATCTCCAAGAAATCCGCAATTCCAAAATTATTGAAGCCCTTCTTCCTCAGCTTCTCAACAATCCAATCAATTCGCTTCTGCATCAATTCCACTCTCGCACCCTCACCGCCTGTGGCCACTGCTTAGTAGTCTGCATATGCACATCATCTTGATTCGTACTCCACCTTGCCTCACAATCATCACATCGCCATTCAATCCAATACGAATCATCGGCCTTACACCAATTCCCCGTATCCCCACACAACTTATATTTCAAATTTTCGTGTGGACACTTCTCTCGCAACTCCTTCAACTTAGCATCCAGCTTAAGTTGCTTATTCTTCAGCAACTCCCGTTGCTTCCTATACAAGTTACTCCCCACCCGTCAACACCTCCCAACTCACCGGAAACAACTTCTCCATCGTCGGACCAATCAGCCGCACACAATCCTGGCATTCCTTCTGCGCATGAGCCTCAGTACGCAGATTCCAAACATGAGCCCAGGCAAGAAGGGAACCCGTCCAATGCCATTCGCTGTAGAGGTTAAGGGGCAGCACCATACGAGCTTGCTCTGGTGCCACACCCATATCTACAAGAGCCTCGTAGGCATCCACAGCAGCCGCAGCACCCGCTTGCGCAACACTCTCTGCATCTCGCTGTTGTGCAATCCCGGTATCTTTGGAGCCTTGCTTTTTGTCCGGTGCCACCTCTCGCCACTCAGTTGGCCAATAGAACTCAAGCCCCCCAACTACATAGCGCCTGGAAATCTCTGACCACGACATGCCTACTTGATGCTTTACAAGCTGCCGAGCCACAAAGATGGGCGCCTTAAAGTGGAACGAGACGTGGGGATGGCGGAACGGCAACACATGCTTATGCTCAGCAAGATACCGAATAAGACGGGCATCACCTTCCTTCAAAATATTTTCAGTATCCCCGCCACCCCAGTCACTTCGCTTAGCAAACGAAACTCGCGCGGCATTCACAACCGACAGGTCGGAACCCATATGATCCAGATATGTGACTTCCATTTCAATACTTCTTTCCGTTTGCCTGAAGTCGAGCTTCCCTCTTGTGATCTTCTCGCGTCAAATTGTATTCTAGCTTCTCACGAAAAGCCCCTCCAACATCAAGACCAAGTCCTGCACTAATGTCGAAAATTCGGATCACCGCGTCAGCCAATTCAACTTCTAACATGCTACGATGTGGCAGTTTATCGTCCATCAAATTCTTTCTGTGACCTTCCATAGCCTCACTAATTTCACTATGAACCAAACACAAAAGCTCACCAACATTTCGTTCAATAGGCTCACCAGTTTCCAGACTTACCCACCACTTCTTGTTATGTTGATGTACAACTTTGCAAGCCAATCGCATAAAACCCTCAAGCGATGCATGCGTTGAATACGCAGATTGATCTTCCACTTACTTAAACACCTCATCCATATTGACACCAATCGCACTAACCACACACATTCCTGTGACTCCTCAAAGGGGGTTGAAGCCCCATCATACCGCCTTCGGCCCCGGCCCGCAAGAAGTTCTTAGGGCAGCCGCTAGGCTTGACAGACCGAGCCCCTTATGCTAATGTGAACTCTTCACTCATGCTACGTTCCAAAAGTGCGCCCTCTTTTTTGGACACAAGATGGCATTTGAGTTCTCCCAACATTCAAAACAAGCCCTTCACTTCCCGGTTTCAAAAACCTTCCCCAGTCTCACCACATGAGACCAGTCTCAAAAATGAGACAACTTCCCGCGAAGCGGGGTGAGGAAGTGAGGGAGTGGTGAGCGTCCAAATCCGCTAACCCATTGATTTCATTGAGGTGAGAGAGGTGAGCGTCTTTTGCCCTAACTTTATATACTATATTCATTTTTCTTCTCTTTAAAAAAGTTCCCCCTCACC